TCTTCAACCACTTCCCTTCTAAATTTTGCTTTGAGTTGCATGAATGGAACAAATGTAGAACTACCTAAGATAACTACTTGTGTAAATGAACGATAATTTAATTTAAGTATTTGTTGTTCTAATATCTTTTGATAATCACGACTATTGGCTTCTTGATTTATCATTACATCATTTTGCCAGATTTCAAATTTATTTGGTTTGATACTACGAACTACTTTATAATTACGACTTGCAATACTAAACTCAATCTCTACAACAGTTTCCATAGCATTGACTGTATTAATTAATTGAGATTTACTAATTGTTCTAAATGGTTTACCAAACAATGCAAAACATAATGCATCAAGCACAGTAGATTTACCAGCACCATTCTCACCTATGATAAGTGTAGTTTCATTACGATTCAAATCTATTTCTGTAAATTGGTTTCCTGTAGAAAGAAAATTCTTCCAACGAACCTTTTCAAATTTAATCATTCTAAGTCTAAGTCTTGTGCCTCTGTATATAAAGATTTCATCTGATTCTTTAATCTATCTTTACTTAAATCAATAGATAAGTCATCAATATATTTGTTCAATAGTGTTACTGTATCTTCTGTATTTTCTACAATATCATCTGATACTGAGCTTGCATCTAAGTCTGAAAAGTCTTCAACAATTTTTATATCGTATGCATTTGCTGTATACATTTTATCTAAGAATTGGTCAAACTGATACAAGTCTTTTTTATTGACTACAATAAGTTTAACATATTTGTTTTGATACTTTGATACATCATGTTCTAGATAGTTTTCTTTGGTATCATCATAATATATTTTTTCGTATATACTATATGGATTAACTATTCTTTCTAACTCTCTTGTTTCTGTATCGTAGATATGAAAACCTTTTGGGTCTTCCCAATCATTCCAATATATTTCATAAGGTGTGCCAAGATAATATATCTGACCATCATCTGACTTATGATGAAAATGTCCACTCATAACTGTATCAAACTTTCTAAAAAATTCTTTGTCTTTACCACCTTGTGATATGATAACATTCTTGTTCATTTGAAAACCATTTATTTCTAAATGACCCATACAGATATCAGCTTTAGTTTCATCTATCATACCCTCTGCATATAATTCATTTGCTTGAGTAATCCACGGCATTAATAATATAGGTAAACCATCAAAGTCTACTTCTGTTGCATCTTCATAGATGTGTATATTTTTATGTTTACTACCTATCAGTTCTGTAAGTGAGTTTACATCACTAATATTTTTGTAGTAAATATCGTGATTACCAACTAACATATGTAAGTCAATACCTAAAGTATTAAATGGTATTATAAATCTTTCTCTAAAATCTTTTGCAGTTCTATATGATACATACTTACGCCTATCAAAACAATCACCTAAATGTATACAGGTTTTAATATTGTTTTGTTGTAGATATGGAAAGAATACACCCTCATAGAATTGATAGAAGTATTCATTAAAATTTAAGTTATCATTTCTTGCACCGAAATGAGTATCAGTAATAAGTGCTATTTTCATTATGTATCTTTATCAGTTTCCATAAAGGTTTCTAAACCTTCTGTTCCTTCTTCTTTCTTTTCTTTCTTTTTGACAACATAAACATCTTCGTCTGGTAACATAATGTCTGGGTCAAAACCTTGTACATCATAGATTGTATCATCGCCTTCATTTACAGTAAAGGTTTCGTATTGTCTATTCTCAATAATTTTGTTTTTGATATGTGTTTGTTTCTTTTCTTTTTGTATTCTTCTTAGAAACGCATAGTATATAATTTGTGTAAAATATGCAAAAGGATTCTTTGACTTCTCTGGGTCAAAGTTGTGTATGTATTGTAAACAGTTTTCTATACCATCAGAAACCATTTCAGAACGATAAGTATAATTAATAAAGTTAGGTCTATATGATAGACCATTTGCTATCTTTAAAAAACACTCACCTATGTAATTCGTTACTTGGGGTTTTTCTTCTCCAGCTTCTTCTGCCTCTTTACATAGTTCTTTCCATGCAATCATGGCTGCATGAAATTCTTTATTGTCTATGTAATGAGCATTCTTTTTCTTTTCTTTTGACATGGTGATATACTACTATATTGAGCCAGATTATGTCAATCTTTATTTAACTTTTTATTAAAAATATTTTTTAGTTTTTTTTAAAAAAAGACTTGACAATGTTTGTATAAAGCTATTATAATCGCTGTGTTCCGCCGAGAATACAGCTATACTCTAAATAGATGTTAATGTTTAGTATCACTACAAGGCATACTATCTAATTCTTCTTCTGTTAAATCTTCTTCTTCACTCTTACCATCATTTGTTAAAGCAGATATGTATTGTTTAAATAATCTTCTTACTTCTTCTGTTGTTTCTTCTTGGTCTTCTATTGCAACATCTTCGGTAAATCTTGGTTGTATACTTGGCTCCATACCTTTACCATCCATCTGTGCTTCTGCTTCATTATATGTGTCTACCATAAAATTATAATAATTATTTAACGCATATGATGCTGGAGCATTTGTAATGATAGTAGATTTTTCAATATCTAATTCATCTACTTCTGTAAATGGTTGTAACCAACGAGATAAAGTTAATGCTTCAACAATACCTTTCTTAGTTACTTTGTTTTTCAACTCCATTTTGAGTGGGTGAATCACATGTAAAGTAGGCGATGCCTCATCTATTCTTGTAGGAATACAAGTACAAACGATACTTTCACCATTTGCTAATTTTAATATCCTAGTCGTATTATCTTCCATCTTATACTCCTTCAAATATTTTGATTACTTCATCTATAGGTAAACTTGAATGTATACAAATAAGAATCCTATTATCTTTATCTTTTGTAACACTATGCAATATATTTGTATTTACAATATATACATCACCCATTTCTGCTACGAAAGAACAAACATCTTTAACATCAGTAAAATCAATAAACTCTGATTTACTATCTTTACTATATTCTCCACCAAATCTACCAATTACATTTTTTATATCTTTAGCATCATCTGATTTCTTTTTGTGAAATGTTGTCTTTCCACCATTCACTTTAACATAGATGTTTATACTACTATTTATATTATCATCAATATGTGGATACACAGTATGATTAGCAAACATATATGATTGATTAAAATACTTTTTCTTATTTTTAGGTATGATATTGAGTAAGTTGTCAAAGCTTTGTTTAGATTTTCTATCTTGGATAAAAAATTCACCATATTCAACACCTATGAATTTTCCATTTTCCTCAATACCATAACTATCATAAACCTTACCTCTTACTATGTTTATATTAGGAATTTTTACATCTAGTTTTTTATAATATTCTATCACAATCTAACCTTGTCAATTTCATAATCAAATTCTTCTTCATTATAAATGTTTATTCTTTCTAAAAAGTGATTAAGTGTAAAGTTCTTTCTATCGTTGTGAGTAAAATCATCAGCAATATCTAAAAGGGTAGTGTGTAGGTTGCCACTATTCGCTCTTCGCAATCCTCTACCGATTGACTGGAGCACTCTAATTCTACTCTTACTTGGACTTGCGAACACGACATTGTGCAAGTTCCTAATATTAATGCCAGTGCTGAATGTACCATATGACGCCACAATAATTGCATTTGTTTCTTTCTCTGTAATTTCTCTTATCTGTTCTCTTGTTTCTGTATCTGTTCCACCATGTATAAAGAATACTTTTCTATCAAAATCTTTCATTGCAGTATACAGTCCTACACCATGTTTTTCCACTAGTTGATACAAACAGAGGGTGTTACCCTTCAACTTATCGCAAAGTCTTGTTATAAACTGATTACGAGTGTTGTGAGCCACTATATACTGCAACTCCTCGCTATATTTCAAGTCCTTTACTACTTTACAATCTTCTTCCTTGTGTTTTAGAACAATACACTTAATTTTTAAATTAGCAAGTGTATCTTTGTCCATCAACTCTTTTGTGGTTGTTACCTTTTCAACCTTTCCAAATAAACCCTCTAAAACTAGTCTATGAGTTTGTGTGCCATCTAAAGTTCCTGTCATACCAAAACGATATTTACAATCTATCAGTTTTGTCATAATCGTAGTTAACGACTTTGATTTAAATAGATGAGCTTCATCACCTATCACACATCCAAACTTTTCAAAATACTTTTTATCTAATTTAAAAAGTGATTGCCAAGTAGAAATAATTATAGGTTTATCTGTTTCTTTTTCATGACCTTGATATATCCTATGTAAGTATTTATCATTCCAACCATAGTCAATGAAGTCTGAATACATTTGTTCTACTAATGATGTAGTCGGTACAAGTATTAATATTTTTTTATCTTTGAGTAGATAGTGATAAAATCTTATAAGTGCATATATGATAAGTGATTTTCCACTTGCAGTTGGTGATACCAACATACCTCTATGATTGCTTAACGCATATTGTATCGCATTGAGTTGATAATCTCTAACCTCTAATTCTTTTCCTTTTGATTTTGGTTTTAAAGATTTTACAAAGTCTGATACTTTTTTGATATCTAAAATGTCTGTATCTTCAACATCATCAGCGATAACACATTGTATATCATTCCTCTCACAAAACTCTTTGATATAATTTAATAAACCAACATATATCTGACCTGTCTTTGGTGAGAATAATCTTATCTTACCATCCCACATTTTATTTCTATATGCAGGCATAAACTTATGGCCTGGCACTTCAAAAGTAAAGTAGTCTACTAATGCACGACACATACCATCATTATCACATGTAACATGTAGATAAACTTCGTTAAGTTTAAATATGTGAATTTTGTAGCGTGTTTGGTTGTCCATATTCACCTCTTAATATTATATTCCATGAAATACTAATTCTATCTTTGGTTGTTGTCGGCACCCAATGTTGTAACCAACTTGGAAATATCAATCCTATTCCTTTCTGAGAATTAAACTGCATCATACTTGAATTATCAAATGTAGTATATTCTAAGTTAGGGTGTAACACACTTGCTTGTGGTCTTGGGTCAAAAAATTGTATCGGAGCGCCAGGCTCTAAATAATATACTCCAGAAAATACATTATTAGAATGTGTGTGTGGTGGGTGCGAATCACCTTTCTTTAACATGTTTGCCCACATTCCTGTAATTTCTAATGTATCATATAAGTATTTAGATTCTCTACAAATCTTTTCTGTTGTTTGAAAAACTTTTGTTTTAAATAAAGGTAACTTTTTATGTAAGTCATCTTTAGTTTGTAAAATATTATTTGTTTTAGATAATCGTAACTCTTTTAAAACAATACCATGTTCCTCACTATCCATGTCGTATTTAAACTCTGAAACAATTGTAGGAAATATTTTATGTTGAATTACATCAACCATGATACGATACTCCAGCGTGTTCCTTTTGTAATCTTTTTAACTTCATGTGGGAACATAAAGTTTGATGGAAAGATTAATGCTTCACCTGTTTTAATAGTTGGTTGTTCTTCTGAAACTAAAAACTCACCACCCTCAAAGTTTTCATTTAAAAATAATAAAACTGTTGCTTGTGGATACCCAAATGTTTGTCCATGACTGTGATGTATATTATCACAATGTTTTGACATATATCCACCAACATCATACTTGTTTAATCTAAAGTCTGTTGTTTTTTGTGCAACAAAATCTCTGTCGTGAAAACTTTTCATTTTGATTGCATATTTTTTTGCAACTGTAGATACAGCATCATTCAAATCTTTATAGAATGTATGGTCTTTTCTTATCCATATCTCGTCCATCTCCACTCTATTTTTATTTGCAGATAAACCTTTGTGTGTTGAATAAGTTGATTTTACATAATCAAACTTGTAATCAATTATCTGATTACATAATTCATCACTTAATATATTTTTATAATGTCCTACCCAATCAATCCACTTCATTTTTTTTAGTCTTGAACACTACACATGTTCTTAGTTGATAACATTCTCTACTAATCGGTTGTGCTTGATGTGGTAAATGTGCATCAAACATAATTAATCTATTACCTTTGTTTACAAGATGTTTATCTATCTTTGTTGCTTTGTTATCGTAGATAGCAGTTCCACCACCCCATTCTATTTTCCAATCTAATCTAGGATAATATATCATAGTGATATCACCATCATCTCTGTGTATGTGTGGTTCTATACCGAATGTATGTGCGTTTAGATATACTCGTTCTAATTCTACATCTATAAGTTTTTTAATCTTTTCCCATATAGGAACTATGAATTCATATTCATCTGGTATAACATTTATATTGTGTCCACAAAATACATGCCAATGTTTTTGAGTTCCATTTGGTTTACTGTCATAATCATACTTCCATGATACTTCTCGTATTTGCATATCAATCAGTTGAGCAACATGCTCCTCTAAAACATTATCAAATACCTCTATCATTACATCAATCCAGCTTCAAAGTTTTTCCATTGTATCGCATTTTTAATATCCCAACCTCTACCAGCGATAGATTTGAGAACACCATCTAGATATTTAATTACAGTTTCTAGATATACAATTTTATTTTCTATGGTAATTATTTCTTCGTCTGATTCAATATAAATTGACAAGTCTGATTTAAGAACTTTTAAATCAAAAGGTTTTGTTTCATATATCTTTGCATCAGATTTACCACCATAATATTCCCACTTATCACGATACAATATTTTGTAATCACCTTTTGCTTTGTACATCAATAGTTCAAAGTTACTTTTTATATCTAAGTATTTGGAATACAGTTCTTGGTTTTTTAAAGATTCGGTATCAAGTCTTTCATCATTTACTTTCAAGTCATTTGCGACTTGAACTTTTAATTCATCTAAGGTCATTTTCACTCCACAATAATTATATAATTATATTTATAAGGTTTTTATTTCGTATATTTGG